TTATTATGGCATCTACAACCTTTTCGGGTCCAGTGACGTCTACAGCTGGTTTTATTACAGGCGCAGGCGTAAACTCAACAGTAACAGCATCTACATTAACAGTAACAGCAGCTGACTACAATGGTCAGACAATTAACTTAAGCCGTGCAGCAGGTATCACAGTAACATTACCAGCAGCTACAGGTTCAAATGCTGTATACAGATTTGTAGTTTCAACAACAGTTACATCAAACAGCTACAAGATTCAAGTTGCTAACTCAACAGATGTAATGAACGGCATTTTAAATGTGTCAGGTGCAACAGGCACTCCATTCGGTACACTTCCAGCTTCTGATACAATCACAATGAACGGTTCAACTTCAGGTGGTTTAGCTGGTTCAGTTGTAACAGTTACTGATATTGCTTCAGGTATTTTCGAAGTATCTGGTGCTTTAATTGGTTCTGGCGTTGTTGTTACACCATTCAGCGCAGCTGTCTAATTAATCATGGGGGGCGTTTAGCCCCCTTACTTAAAAACAAAGGAGATTAATTATGATGCAAACCGATGTAAAGTCCGGCACTGCCGCGGCTGATGCAACAACTACAATTTCTGCAGGTCCAGCTCGTATTAAGGGAATTTTAATTAATTACACTGCAGCAACTACTTTAACAATTAATGATGGTACAGGTGGTACAGCTCGATTTACTTATACAGCTCCAGCCGGTGCTGCGAATTCAGTATACGTTGCTATTCCTGGTGAGGGTATTCGTTGTGATACTAACATTTCTGCTGTAGCAAGTGCAGGTTTAACTGCGCAGGTATTTTATGGCTAGTAAGAAAAAAGGTCCTTCACTAGCAGTCGGACGTGGTGAGAAGCTCCCTGTGTCTAAAGGCGCAGGTCTTACCGCTAAAGGTCGTGCTAAATATAATGCAGCTACAGGTTCAAACTTAAAGGCACCTCAACCTCAAGGTGGTGCTCGTAAAAAGTCTTTTTGTGCAAGAATGTCAGGCATGCCAGGCCCTATGAAAGATGAAAAAGGTAGACCTACCCGTAAAGCTGCTTCTTTAAAAAGGTGGAAATGCTAATGAGTACAGAACGCGAACTAGCTGAACACGGTGTTGAGATTAAACATATTCAAGCGGATGTAGATACTATTATGGAAGATATGGAAGACTTAAAAAAACGCCTTGATGGTATTGAAAAAACGCTAGAAGAAATTAAAGGTGGTTGGAAAGTATTTATTGCTATTGCAACTGCAGGATCTATGTTTATAAGCTGGGTTGTTAATCATTGGCTTAAGTAGGAGTTTATATGAAAGCTTTTATAGACAGAATATTTAAAAAAAGGAAACAAGATGCTGAGAAAGTTAAAGAACAGATTATTGAACAACGTATTACACAAGTTGAATCAGTTGAAGAGCAAGCTACACAAGCTTCGATAGAGGCTATAGTAGAAGAAGTAAAACAAGAAGAAACAATTATATACTCAAGACCAGGACATTATTTTCCTGATTGTAACTGTATTAAATGTGTAAAATGGAGAAATCAAAATGCCTAGTAAATCAAAAGCACAACACAATTTAATGGCTCTCGTTGCAAATGATCCAAAAGCAGCAAAGCGTTTAGGTATACCAAAATCAGTAGGAGAAGAATTTATGAAAGCAGATAAAGGCAAGAAATTTAAAGAAGGCGGGGCTCTTAAAGAAGTTGATTCTGGTGAGAATCCTGGTTTATCAAAATTACCAACGGAGGTTAGAAATAAAATGGGCTACATGAAAAAAGGTGGTATGGCTAAAGGCTATGCAAAAGGCGGTTGTGCAACAAAATCAGACGCAAAAATGATTGCTAAAAAAGAAGTTAAAGGACATGAATCATCTATGCATAAAATGAAAAAAGGTGGAGCTTGCAAAGGTTACGCTAAAGGTGGCATCATTGAAAAAGGTACTAAAGAAAAATATGCTTCTAAAGCTGCAATGATGAAACACGAAAAGAAAGAATCTAAAGCAGAAGAAATGAAAGAACACGGTATGAAAAAAGGTGGCATGTGTAAAGGTTATTCTAAAGGCGGTCAACTTGCTAAAGCTAACGGTATTGCTGTTAAAGGTAAGACTAAAGGAAGGATTATTTAATCATGGCTAAACTATCACCTAAAGCTTTAATGCAGTCAGGACTTAATGCTCAGTCTGCATCTGAAGATGAATTTGAAAAAATTAGACGTGAACACAAAGCTCGCGATGCTGCATCACCAGAAGGCAAACAAAAAGAAGCTGAAAAACAACTAGAAGAAACAGCTAAAAAAGTAAGAGAAGGTAAAATTCCAGCTCCTTCAGAAAATGATATGGGTCCATTACCAGCTAAGAAAAAAGGCGGCAAAATTACAGCAGCTAATTATGATAAGGAATATGGAAAAATATATCGTAAAGCAGTAAAAAAGATGGCTTCAGGCGGTTCAGTAGGATCAGCTTCTAAACGTGCAGATGGTTGTGCTACAAAAGGTAAAACAAAAGGTAGGATTATCTAATGAGACCTTCACGCGGTATGGGTGCAATTAAAAAGACTAAGATACCTAGTGCTACTGAAAATACTATGCCTAAGGGTAAAGTAAAAGCACGTCGTGATAACACAGACTTTACTCAGTTCAAAGAAGGCGGTAAGGTGAATGCAGCCGGTAACTACACCAAGCCAAGTTTGAGAAAAAGAATTGTGTCTCAAGTTAAAGCTGCTGCAACACACGGTACAGGCGCTGGTCAATGGTCAGCGAGAAAAGCACAACTTGTTGCTAAGAAATACAAAGCTGCAGGCGGTGGATATAAGTGAGTGCATTAGCTAAACCACAACGTTCACTCAAATCATGGGGTGAACAGAAGTGGACAACAAAGTCTGGTAAAAAGTCTAGCGAAACAGGCGAAAGATATTTACCTGAAAAAGCAATCAAAGCTTTAAGTCCACAAGAGTATGCAGCTACAACAAAAGCTAAAAGAGCAGGGAAAGCTAAGGGACAACAGTTTGTAGCTCAACCTAAATCTATTAAACAAAAAGTAAAACCTTTTAGAAAAATATAAATATGGTAGATAGAACCACAGGAACGACGAGTTTTAATTTAGATTTAAATAATCTAGTTGAAGATGCATTTGAACGATGCGGACAAGAACTACGTACTGGGTATGATTTACGCACTGCACGACGTTCTTTAAACTTGATGACCATTGAATGGGCTAATCGTGGTATTAATCTATGGACTGTAGAACCTGGTCAAATTAGTTTAAACCAAGGCCAGATTATGTATCCGTTACCTGTTGATACGATTGATTTGCTTGATATGGTAACACGTACTGGCACAGGTCAAAACCAACAAGATATTAATATTAACAGAATTAGTGAATCAACTTATATTACGATTCCAAATAAAAATGCAACAGGACGTCCTATCCAAGTATGGATTAATAGACAAAGTGGACAAGAGAATCCTACTGACATTTTATTAGCTGAAACTTTAACTGCTACTGATACATCTGCAGATGACACTATTTTATTATCTAGTACTGTAGGTTTAGCACAGTTTGGTTTTATTAGAATTGGTAATGAAACAATTCAATATGGTGGCATCGATGGTAATTCTATTACAGGATGTTTAAGAGCTGTTAATAATACTTCGATTGCAGCCCATGCTATCGGTGACAGAATTTACGTACAAAATTTACCTACTGTTAATGTATGGCCAGCTCCCGAACAAAGTGATTATTATCAGTTCGTATATTACAGATTAAGACGAATTCAAGATGCTGGTAATGGAGTTACTGTACAAGATATTCCGTTTAGATTTATTCCTTGTATGGTTGCAGGGTTAGCTGCTTATTTGGCTATGAAATTACCTAATGTGTCTCCTGATAGAATTCAAATGTTGAGGGCAGATTATGAGGCAGCATTCCAATTAGCAGCTGATGAGGATAGAGAAAAAGCAGCGGTAAGGTTTGTGCCAAGAGAAATGTTTTATCACGGGTAATTTAAATGCCTAGTAAATATTCAAGCGGTAAACATGCGATTGCCCAGTGTGATAGATGTAATTTTAGATATCCACTAAAGCAACTTAAAAGATTGGTTATCAAGACCAAAAATGTTAATATACTGGTATGTCCTGAATGCTGGGAACCGGATCAGCCACAGCTTAGTCTTGGTTTGTATCCAGTAAATGATCCACAGGCAGTAAGAAACCCAAGACCTGATAGTAATAGTTATTATCAAGCGGGTTTAAATGGATTACAAACAGTAGATCAAACAGGTCCATTAACATCTGAAACAGGCGTGCCTACTATGGGTAGCCGAGTTATACAGTGGGGTTGGAACCCTGTAGGTGGAGCAAGAGGCGATGATGCTGGGTTAACACCTAATGATCTAGCGCCAACAGCGTATGTAGGAACAGTAACAGTAACAACAACTTAAGGAGAAGTAACATGGCATATAAATCAGCAGCTGATGGTATTACCAAACAAGGTAAAACTAAAGGTAGAAATTTAGGCGATGACGGCGCTAAAGTAGGAATTGAAAAAGGTCCTAAGCATGCAGGTTCTAAGGGCGGTAAAAAGAACATTGACATGAAAACTATGGGTCGTAATTTAGCTAAAGTTGCAGCACAGAAAAAAGGATAATTATCATGGCAGAATATAAGAAACCAGTTATCGTGCCTAATGCAGATATTGGTCTAAAACAAGACCCTAACAAATTAAAAGCACAACAATTAGTTAATGGTGCTGGAGTACAACGAGTAAGTGCTGGTGATCCTGGTCGTCAAGATGTTAAAACAGACGGTATTACAATTCGTGGTTGCGGTGCAGCTACTAAAGGTACTAAAGCACGCGGTCCGATGGCATAATAAATGAACTATACGCAATTAGTAGGGTTAATACAGGATTATACTGAGAATACGTTTACAACAACGGATATTAATGCTTTTATCCAACAAGCTGAACAACGTATTTATAACACAGTACAACTTCCTGCACTACGTAAAAATGTGACGGGTACTACGACAGCAGGTAATAAGTATTTAGCTATGCCTAGTGATTGGCTATCTACATTTAGTATGGCTGTAATTAACGCTAATAACGAGTATTTATATCTTTTGAATAAGGATGTAAACTTTATTAGACAATCGTTTCCTGATACGGACTCAGATTTTTATGGTGAACCCCAATACTATGCGGTATTTAATAGTGGGTCATTTATATTAGGACCGACACCTGATGCAGCATACTCAGTAGAGTTACATTATTTTTATTATCCTGAATCTATTGTAACAGCTAGCACAACATGGTTAGGTGATAACTTTAGTTCGGCTTTATTATATGGTTCACTATTAGAAGCCTACACCTATATGAAGGGTGAAAAGGATGTTCTTGATAATTATAGAAACAGATATGATGAAGCTATGTTATTATTGAAACAACTTGGTGATGGTAAAGATAGACAAGATGCTTACAGAAGCGGTCAAGTTAGATATCCAGTACAATAAAAAGGACAATAAATGTTAGATAAATCAGCAGGTTTTATGTTTAACGGAGATGTTAAAGTGTTTGCTACACAAGGTAGAGGCTTTACTCCAGAAGAAATTGCCGAAAGAGCAATTAACAAGATTATTTATGTAGGAAAAGATTCACATCCAACGATAGTAGCACAGGCACAAGCCTATAAGGATTATATCAAAAATGTGGTATTATTCTACTTAAAAGAGGCAGTACAATCTGACCGAACTACAGTAGCAAATCGTCTTCGTGACGCAGGACACCCAGAACTTATTAAATTATTGGAGGATTAACATGGCTATTTCACAAGCAATGTGCACGAGCTTTAAAGTAGAAATACTAGATGCTTATCATAACTTTGGTACAGCACCAACTAGAGCTACAGGCGCAGCGGACGTTTTTAAAATTGCATTATATACATCATCAGCAACATTAGGTGCTACAACAACAGCATATACATCATCTAATGAAGTTACAGGTACAGGATATACAGCAACAGGTAATACACTTACTATTTCCCAAATACCTACATCAACTTCTACAACAGCATGGTTAGACTTTGCAGATACAACATGGTCTAGCGCTACTATTACTGCAAACGGTGCGTTAATTTACAACAGCACACAAGGTAACAGAGCAGTTGCTGTATTAGCATTTGGTGGAGATAAAACTTCTACTGCTGGCGATTTTACGATTGTATTCCCTGCAGCTGACTCAAGTAACGCAATTATCCGCATAGCTTAATTAGGATAAATTGTGGCTGGCGTAATTATACCTCTAGATGGGTGGGGCGCCGGAACATGGGATTCTGAGAGTTATGGTAGTAACCCGATTAATTATACAGGGACTACAACTCTTGGATCAGTTACAGTTGGAGCTAATGCTAGTACTGACGTAACCGGAGTTTCTGGTACTGGGGCACTTGGAACAGCAACATTTGCTATCACAGCCACTATTAATGCGGTTGGGGTACAAGCTGCGAATGATGTTGGCACGGTCACAGTTGGGGCTAATGCTAGTGTAGATGTTACAGGCATTGAAGGTACTACGGCTTTAGGTGAAGAATCTGTAGTTGCAATAGGTACCGTTAATGTTACAGGCGTAGAAGGAACTACTCAATTAGGTGAAGTAGGCTACGTAGAAACTTGGACTGGCTGGGGATCTGGACCATGGGGTCGAGGTGGCTGGGGACTAGATGTAATTATTGCAGTTGTTGATGGTAATCAAGCCAATACATCACTAGGTAATGTTACTATAGATGCTAAAGCAAGTGTTAGTGTTACTGGAGTAGAAGGCACTACAGCATTAGGCGAAGAGAGTGTAATAGCAGCGGGTAATGTATACCCAATAGGGGTTGAAGCAACAGGCGAAGTTGGTACTGTAAGTGTTAGTGCTAAAGGTGTAGTAAATGTTACAGGTCTTGTAGGCACCACAGCGCTAGGTAATGTAATCACTATAACTGTAAATAATGTATTTGTAACGGGGGTACTAGGAACTCTTCAACTAGGTAGTACTACTGAAATTGGTAAGGCTACTGTTAATGTGACTGGAGTAGTTGGTACTGGAATTGTAAATAGCACTGTATTAATATGGACTTTGATTGATACATCGCAAACACCAAATTGGATAGGAATAGCAGCATGATTATAGACGCTAAAGAATTAAGTAACGGACTTATTGAATGTAGATATGAAACACACTTAGAGTGTGCAAATTGTGGTATGGAAGTTGATGCTCTTGAATATAGTTCAGGAACTTGTAGTGATTGTGGTAGCGATTGGGACGAAAAGCGTCATATTGCGGTTCATGTTACAAGTATTCCATTATCAGGACAAACGTTTTAAAATATAACAAATTAAAAGGAATATATTATGGCAAGTACCTACTCAGACCTTAAGATAGAACTCATAGGAACCGGCGATCAGTCTGGTACATGGGGTAATACAACTAATACAAACTTAGGAACAGCGATTGAACAAGCTATTACAGGGACAGGCGATGTTACATTTGCAAGTGCAGATATAACGTTAACTCTTACTGATACTAATGCTTCTCAAACTGCGCGTAATCTACGACTTAACTTAGGGGGTACATCTGGCGGAGCTAGAAACTTAATTGTCCCTGCAATTGAAAAACAATATATTGTCTATAATGGTACAGCAGATACAGTCACAGTAAAAAATGCTTCAGGTACAGGTGTTGCAGTTCCAACCGGTAAAACAATGGTGGTATTTAATAATGCTACTAATGTGGTCGATGTTACTACACATGCTTCATCTTTAACTTTAGGCACTGCTCTAGCAGTATCATCTGGCGGTACAGGTCAATCAAGTGCTTTAGTAGCTGGCGGTGTTATTTATGGCGCTTCTACTACAGCAGCAGGAGTTACATCAGCGGGTACATCAGGTCAACCTTTATTATCTGGTGGTGCTAGTGCTCCATCATTTGGTACATTAGGTGTTGCAGGGGGTGGTACAGGAGCTACATCACAAACAGCATACGCAGTACTTGCAGGGGGTACAACTTCTACAGGTGCTTACCAATCCGTGTCAGGTCTAGGTTCATCTGGTCAAGTGTTAATGTCTAACGGTGCAGGTGCATTACCTTCATGGCAAACAATTAGTACTCAAGCATTCCCTACTGGCACTAGAATGTCATTCCAACAAACCTCAGCACCAACAGGTTGGACTAAAGACACAACAGCAGGACTTAATAATAGTGCTATGCGCATAGTAACAGGCTCAGTAGTTAACGGTGGTACAGTAGACTTTACAACAGCTTTTGCTTCACAAACACCAACAGGTACAGTTTCTATTACATCTGTAACGGGTACAGCAGGAGCAACCACACTTACTACGCCACAGATACCAAGCCATACTCATGTTACAGCTCCTGCTGGAGGCCTAGTCATAGGTCCCGCTGATCCTTTTGCCCCTACTGCAGGTACACCTTTTGGTCCTAGAGTAAATCCACAACCCTATAATTCAGGTTCAACTGGTGGAGGTGGTTCACACGATCACCCATTCTCATTTACTTCTGGTTCTGGTAGCTTTAGTGGCTCAGCAATTAATTTAGCTGTAAAATATTACGATTTTATTATCGCTACTGCTAACTAATAGGAGATAAAGTTGCAAATAAAAAATGGTACGTTTTGCCCATTAATTAAAAAAGATTGTGTAGGATTACAATGTTCATGGTTTACTAGAGTACAGGGCTATGATACTAATACAGGAAATCAAGTAGATGAATATCAATGTGCAATAGCTTGGATGCCTATGTTAATGATAGAAAATTCAGGACAACAAAGGTCAACAGGGGCAGCTGTAGAATCATTTAGAAATGAGATGGTTAAAGCAAATCAAACTAGCCAACAAATTCTATTACACACTGCAGGGGTAGCAACTGGGCTAATAGAAACAAAAGAAGATAACAAATCAATATTATTAAAGAATGAGGAGTAAAAAATGCAACTAACAATTATACCAATAGATGGAAACGTTATAGAAAACGGAGTAGGATATATTAACCTTGATTTATCTTCTTGTGGAATTCCATCAAATGTAAGAGCTTTACAATGGCAAGATACCTCAGGTTGGTTAGAATTTTGGGATCAACCTAATCAAAACATTTCAACATTACCTAGTTGGGTTGATTGTTGTTTAGCCAAATGGACAGAAGCCAATACTCCTGTTCCACCAAGCCCGCCAACAGCAGAACAAAACAAACAAACTGCTATTAGCTTATTACAACAAACTGATTGGACAACAATACCTGATGTAAGTGACCCTACAAAAAGTAATCCATATCTATCTAATGTAAATGATTTTGTAACTTATAGAAACGCCGTTAGACAATATGCAATTAATCCTGTAGCAGGTGATATTAATTGGCCTACAATCCCTCAAGAAGTTTGGACAACAGTATAAAAAGTGAACCTAAAACAACAGTTACTAGATAATAATTATTTAGTTATTGACAATTTTATAACTGAAGAAAAAGCAAAAGAGCTATATAGTTATTTTAAAGACGAGGCCACTAAAAATCCTCAGGCATTTGAGCATGATAATCAATGCCCTAAGTCTTTAGCTATGTATGATTTTAGGTGGTTTGTAGAACTTCTTATAGACAAGATACCTTTTATGTCTGAGGTTTTAGAAGAGCCTATGTTTCCAACCTATAGTTACGCTCGCATTTATGCAAACCAAGAAGTATTAGAAAAGCATAAAGATCGACATGCTTGTGAAGTAAGTGTAACGCTACATTTAGATAGTGATGGTACAGAGTGGCCAATTTGGTTTACTAGACCTAACGGTGAACAAGTTTCATATATTTTAAAATCAGGTCAAGCCATTATTTATTTGGGTATGATTTCAGAACATTGGCGCGATGCATTTCAAGGTCAAGAATATGGCCAAGTGTTTTTGCACTATGTGCGCGGTCGTGGCGAAAATTGGATGTGTTATTTTGATAAGTTTAGAAAATAATAATGAATTACGAAAATCTAAAAGATTATATTTATATAGTTAAAAATGCATTAAGTTCAAGTTTATGTGATGAAATATTAAATGAATTTAAAAATAGTGGCGAATGGGTTGATACGCAAGTAGCATCGGGAATTGTAGAAAAAAATATAAGAAATTGTGAAACTATAGTTATATCTTTTCCTCATGTTATGCATAAAAATAGTGAAGTACGGCGTAAGCTAGACAATGCAATATTTAATGGCGCTTCTAAGTGCATACAAGAATATAACAATAAATTTCCGCATTGTAGAATTGTAGAAGATAGCGGATATGAGTTACTAAAATACCCTGAAGGATGTTTTTATATAGAGCATGTAGATTCTTTTAAAGAAAGACCGCGCGCAGTATCTTGTTCATTTATGTTAAACGATGATTTTGAAGGTGGTGAGTTTGCTTTTTTTAATAGAGAATTAAAATATAAATTAGAAAAAGGAGATGCTTTAATGTTTCCTTCTAATTTTATGTATCCACACGAAGTTATGCCTGTAACAAAAGGCACTAGATATTCTATTATTACTTGGTTTATATAATATGCATTATTTATACCCTGCTAACTTTATTTTTTGGACTTCAGTTACAAATCATAAAAATATAAAGCAAGAACTTTTACCAATAATAAAGAAAAATTTAATAAAAACAGAAAAAGCACAGTTGAATAATTGGTTATGTGATGTAAATACAGAATTTTTTTCTGAAGATAATAAGTATATAAAGTATATAAATTTAATAGTAGATGAAATCTATCCTGCATTAGATAAAATGTTTAGTGAAATAGATTTAAAAACTCCAAAAACATCAAAAGTTACGAGTATTTGGTATAACCATTATAATACTTCACAGGGGCAAGAGGTGCATTCTCATATAGGAGAGGGGGCTACTATAAGCGGAATTTATTTATTAAATTTAGAAGAAGAAAATAAAACAGTATTTTATAGTCCTACAGCAGATTATTTATTATGTAGCCCTGTTAAAACCACAAAAAATATAGATGAAGGTAACATAATATTATTTCCTTCTCATTTACTACACTATGCATTACCCTGTGAAAAAGAACGAACTACAATTGCTTTTAATATAGAATGTAAATACTAGTTAGGATTTATTATAAAAATTTTAATTGGCATCTTAATTACACTTTGTCTTTTGTGGTGTGTACATCATTTAGGAGTTTAATATGAATATGGAAAAAATAACATCTATGTTGTTCCCAGTCATTGTCTCAGCGATTGCTTGGATGATTTCATCTGTAACAAGTATGCAAAATGATTTGATTGATATTAAAGCTAAAATGCCTATTCTTATTTCAGAACAAGGTGTGCCTACAGATAGCCCAATATCAGCTGAGCAACGAGGTAAACTTAAAGAAGAAATAAGACAACAAATCTCAGAACTTAACGTGCGTATTCGTATTTTAGAAGAACATGACATGCAAAGACGGGGCAAATAATGTTTAGCTTATTATCAGGTCTATTAGGTTTTGCCAGTGCAGGTTTTCCTGACCTACTTAAATTCTTTCAACAGCGTTCAGATCAGAAGCATGAACGTGAAATGGCTCAACTGCAAATGCAACGTGAGCTAGAATTAGCTAAGGCAGGTTTTGTAGCACAAGCTAAAATAGAAGAAATTAAAACAGATCAAATAGACTTAGAAACAACTGCACAAGAACGTGTCGCTTTATATGAACATGATGCTAAGATTGTAGAAAAAGCTTCACAATGGGTCATTAATTTAAATGCTTTAGTTAGACCTGTGATTGCGTTTGCTTTTGTAGGCGAACTTATTTTACTTAATTTTATTCAGTTATTCTGGGCTATGCGAACAGGCGTAGATTGGGTAACAGCAACAAGAGAAACATTTACCGAACATGAAATGGCAATTACTTTTACGATTGTAGGTTTTTATTTTGGTGCTAAGACATTTGAAAAACTCCGTAATAGAGCAAATTAAATGCGAGTGTCAGAACGTGGCATACGTCTTATTAAACACCATGAAGGCGTGCGTTCTCGTCCCTATCGTTGTCCTGCTGGGTTGTGGACTGTTGGCGTGGGTCATCTTATTGGGGATGGCAAATCTTTGCCTGAATCTTGGAATAGACTATTTACGAAGGAAGAAATAGATGGAATTCTTAAATCAGACTTACGTCGCTTCGAGTTGGGAATACATAAGATGTTACCTAACATGCCTCTTCGACAATCCGAGTTTGATGCTCTTGTATCTTTTTGTTTTAATTTGGGTCTTGGATGCTTTCAAAGATCAACCGTCCGTCAAGCGCTTCTACGTGGAGATAAAGAGGCGGCTATGGAATCGTTAGTGAAATATTGTCGTGCTGGTGGTAAAATACTACGAGGTCTACAAATTCGTAGATTGGATGAAAAAGCGTTATTTGAAAGTTAATTATGCCACTAAGCAAGCTTGTATTTAAACCAGGAGCAAACCGAGATCAGACTAATTACGCCTCTGAAGGTAGTTGGTATGAAATGGATAAGGTTCGCTTTCGTTCAGGTTTTCCTGAAAAAATAGGTGGATGGCGAGTACAAAACTTCACATATTATGCAGGCACTGCACGTAGTCTTTTTGCTTGGGGTACTACAGATGGTGGGCAGCTTTTAGGTATAGGCACGGATGTTAAAAACTACGTAGCTGCAGGTACTTATTTATATGACATTACGCCTTTAAGAGTTACATTTACGTCAGGATCTACCCCTTCATCAGACAACTGTATAGATACAACAAATGCGGTTGCAAAAATTAATGTAAATATTGTAGGTCATGGATGTGTTACAGGAGACTATGTAACCTTAAGTGGCGTTGTAGGCACAGGCTCTCCTCAAAAAATAGGTGGTATTCCAATTACAGAGATTAATGGTGAACATGTCATTACTGTAGTTGACGGAGATAACTTCACTTTTACTACTACCACAACTGCTACATCTACTACAACTAATCAAGGCGGCACAGCCATTTCTGTTGCGTGCCAAATAAACGTAGGCTATTCAGGTACTACGTTTGGTTATGGATTTGGTACTAGTACTTGGGGACGTAGTACATGGGGTTCTAGCTCAGTAGTTCCTGTTGCATTACCTCCTAGACTACAATTCCAAGATAAATTTAATAATGATTTAGTATTTAATAATAGGTATGGGTATATTTATTATTGGGTTTATACATCTAACTTTAGTAATCGTGCTGTATTATTATCTTCAATATCAGGTGCTGTGGCTGTACCTCAACAAGTTACTAAAATCTTATTTGCACCAAGCGGCCATTTATTAGCATTAGGATGTACTAACTATGACGCGACTGCAGGAGCTCCTAATTATCTAGGTACATATGACCCGTTACTTGTACGGTGGGCAAACGTTGACGCTGATATTGGGCCTGAACCAGAAAATTGGCAACCAACATTAACTAATACTGCAGGGTTCTTAAGATTACAACAAGGCTCAGAAATTGTTACTGCGGTAAATACTAAACAAGAAACACTAATATGGACAAATACTGCTTTAACATCGCTGCAGTTTTTAGGTACTACTGAAGTATTTAGTCAGCAATTATTATCTAGTGCATGTACTATTATCGGACCTAATACAGTTGTGGGCGCTAATAATATTACTTATTGGATGGGTAATGACAAGTTTTATACTTATTCTGGTCGAGTAGATACCTTACCTTGTACATTAAGACAATACGTTTTTGATGATTTAAACAGAGAACAATCTGATTTATTTTTTGCAGGATCTAATGCTGAATTTAATGAAATTATTTGGTTCTATTGCTCAGCTAATGCTTCAGAGATTGATCGATATGTCATATATAACTATGCAGAAAACATATGGTATTTTGGCACTTTAGTAAGAACCGCTTGGATTGATGCAGGTGTATTAGGATATCCAACAGCTTTAAATGATGGCAATATTTACTTCCACGAATATGGACACGATAATGGACAACGTCCTGGTGTAGCTCCACTACCTATCGATGCTTATATACAGTCTGCGGACATTGATATTGAAGATGGTGATAAGTTTATGTTAATCCGTCGTATTATTCCTGATGTTAACTTTAGAAGTTCTGATGCTACTAATTTTGTAACGGGGGCTACGGTAACTCCTGAAGTCACATTAACTGTGGGGGTTAGAAACTTCCCAGGCGCTGCAATCTCTACAACAAATGCCGAAGGAGTAGCAACAAATGCTGACGTGATAACTTCATCTGCAACTATAGACCAATATACAAATCAAGTATTTATTAGAGCACGTGGCCGTCAAATGAATTTTAAAATTTCTTCAGATACAATAGGTACACAATGGCAACTTGGTATGCCTCGCGTTGATGCACGTCCTGACGGATTGAGGGGATAATGGCTGACATTATTATTAGAGCTACTAAAGCTCCTTCATTAGCCGTAAGTCCTAATACATTTTCTCAGCAACATTTTGATGTATTTAATAGTCAGTTACGTGTTTATTTTAATACTATTGATTCTTTTACTGCTAATTTAAGTAATATTGAAGGCGGATCTAGTTTAAGTTTTCCACATATTGCAGCATCAGATACGACAGACCAATATGCTACAGCAAATAATACACCTACTATTGTTAAATGGAACACATTAGATTATGGTCTAGGTTTTAGTTTAAACCCTGCTTTTTACGCCGTAGCTGATTATAGTGGTGTTTATAAAATTGATTATAGCTTACAGTTTGCTAATACTGATAATACTGCGCATGATGTAGATGTATGGTTAAGAGTTAATGGAGTAGATGTTCCTAGGTCTACTAGTAAAATTACATTACCTGCTCGTAAAAGTGCAGGAGTTCCTAGTTATGTATTAATGTATTCTACAGTACCCTTTCAAGTTGAAGCAGGAGATGAGATAGCATTATGGTGGGCAACTGGCAAAGCCTATAGTACTGTTGGACCTGTAGATGGGGTTTACATGGAATATCAAGCAGCACAAACATCACCATATGCTCACCCATCACTTCCTTCAGCAATCGGTGCAATTACCTTTGTTTCTAGGGTTTAATTATGATATTATTAGCTTATATTTAAGGATTTTTCTTTATGGACTACACAGCAAATCAATCAGCACAAGGTTTAGCATCTTTAGGTCGTGGCAACGATTCGATGCTTGTTCATATGACTCCGAGAGAGGTTCAAGGATTACAGGGTCTAGCTATGGCTCATGGTGGTTCTTTAACTACTAATCCTGAAACAGGTCTTCCTGAAGCCGGATTCTTAGATGCTGTATTACCTATGGCTGCTGGTTTTGCTTTAGGTCCTGGCGGTTTTGGTTTATTTCAAGGTGCAAACGCTGCTTTAATGGCAGGTCTAACAGTAGGCGGTCTTACTGCTTTAGCATCAGGTGATATTGGAAAAGGTCTTATGGCTGGATTTGGAGCATACGGTGGTTCAGGGTTAGGCGAAGCTATTAAAGGATTTGGTTCTCAAGCTGCTAAAGCTGGCGCTGGTACTACAGGTGAGTTTGTGGGTGATGCACTTGCGGCTAATAAAATAAATGTAATGAATCCTACAGGTGCACCAGGTGTTAATGTATTTAGCGGTGCAGGATCTCAAGGAATTAATCTTCCAAAATATACAGGAGCTTCAGGTTTTGGTCCTAGCGCTGTGGGTAATACTTCATTCTTAGCAGGTACTTCAGGTGCTGAGGCAATAAACCCTAAAAATCTTTTAGACTTAGGTGCTGGATCAGGTACTACTAGTGCTACTAATTTAATTAGACCTGGCGTAAGCTCAATGCCTTTAACAGATCAAACATTAGGTCAAGGCTTTAGTAATGTGATGGCTGACCCTTCAGGATTTGCAAAAGAATATGGTCCAGGTAAATTAGCATTACAAGGCGGTAGTTTAGCTTTAGATCTTTTACAACCCAAAGTGCCACAAGAAGCTTTTTATACTGATCCAGAAGCAGGTAAATATAGAAGTGCTTCAGGAGGTTTAAGCTTAAGTGATAAATTTGATACAGGTCTACGTTTAGCTGAAGGTGGATCAATTACTACAGGCGGTATTAGAGACTTATATGGTACACGAGATGATCAATTAAGGCCTAGTATGAGTGCTGATGGGTATGGTTTAGGACGGCTTAATAGCCTTGCAGGTGAACAAGCTATGACACAAGCACAATCATTAGGATATGCAGAAGGTGGAGATGTATTAGATTCTTCAACAAAGGGAATTACTACTGCGGAAGGTATTACATCAATTGATCCTTCAAGAGTTAGAGGTGATATGGTAGATGATGTGGCTAGATTACCTTATACATATGATAGAGTTATTACTCCAGGTGCATTAGATTTTTATAGAATACTCCCGCTAGAATATAATCCAGAAGTATATGCTGGTAGTTTAAGAAGACAAGAAGGTATGGCTAAAGGCGGCTATTTAAATGGTGATGGTGATGGTATGTCTGACTCAATCCCTGCTACAATAGATGGTAAACAACCAGCTCGCTTAGCTGATGGAGAATTTGTGGTACCTGCAGATGTTGTTAGTCATCTAGGTAATGGTTCATCTAAAGCGGGTTCAAAAAGATTATATGCTATGTTAGATAAAGTAAGACAAGCACGTACCGGAACTAAAAAACAAGGCAAAGAAATTAAAGCTGAAAAATACATGCCTGCATGAAACAAGTACAAATAGTAGCACCTGAATATATTTATACTATATGGGACGTTGTAGAGCCCATGTTAAAACCAGCGTTTATTAATTTTGACAATGCTGATTATGGTATAGAGCATATTAAAGTATTAATTATTGAGCAGTTGCAGTATTTATTTGTAGTTGTAGAAGATAAAAAGATTATAGGTGCTTTTACTGTAGAAGTTATTAACTATCCTAATCATCGTGTCGCACATACAACGTCTATGGGTGGTAAAGGTTTATTTAATATAGATACGGTAAAACAATATGAAGATTGGGCAAGACTTCAAGGTGTTACAAAAATAAGAGCTTATGCAAAAGATTCGCAGGCTAGACTATTTAAAATGAAATTAGGACTTAATGCGGTAACGCACGTTGTGGAGAAAACTTTATGATTAATTTGTTTAACTGGTTAGAGAACCTTGTAGGTTTCTTTACTTTGGGTGTAGGCGGAGGTAAATCTTCTGGTGGAGGTTCTACAACTCAAACTTCTTATTCTACAAACTTACCTGAATATGCTAAACCATTTTATGAAGAACTTTTAAAACAAGGTAGTAAGCAAGTCTATACAACCGACCCTACTGGTGCAGTAACAGGCGTTAAAGAATATGTGCCTTATACAGGTGAACGTGTAGCAGGATTTACTCCAGAACAAGAAAAAGTACAAAGAGAAGTATCAGGTCTTACAGCACCAGGCGGATTTGGTACAGCAACTAGAGGTCTTGGTATTGGCGAAACTATGGGTTATGGCGCTGCCGGCGCTGGGCTTGGTGGTGCATTAGGTTACAGAGCAGGGCCTACAGCTATGATGGGAATTACAGGTGGTCCTTCATTTGGCGCGGCTGATGCTGCTGCTTATATGTCTCCTTATCAATCAGCTGTTACTGATATTGCAATTAAAGAGGCTCGTAAACAAGCAGACTTAGCTAAAACTGCAGGGGCTTTAGGTTCTATAGGTAGAGGTACATTTGGTGGTGCACGTCAGGCTTTATTACAAGCAGAACAAGAACGTGGCGCACAACAAAATATTGCTAACATTAGAGCACAAGGCCAACAATCTGCATTTGAAAACGCACAAAAAATGTTTGAAGCTCAACAGGCACGTAATTTACAAGCTGGTCAAGCTACACTTGGTGCTGAAACTCAACGTCGTGCATTAGAAGAACAAGCTAGACAATATCAAGCAGGGCTAGGTAAAGATATAGGACTTGCAGGGCTACAAACAGGCCTTGAAGCTGCAGCTAAAACAGGTGCATTGGCAGCGACAGAACAAACATCTAATCTTGAAAGACTTAAAGCACAAGCAGCAAGCGCTGGTGAAAAACAAGCATTACAACAAGAAATTGATAATCTTAAATACCAACAATTCCAAGAACAACAGAACTATCAAAAAGCACAACTTGATTACCTTAGCAATATTCTCAGAGGTAATGCAGCGGCTCTTGGTACAACTCAGGTACAATATGCTCCAGCACCAAGCTTAGCTTCACAATTAGGCGGTGTAGGTTTAGCAGGATTAGGTCTATATAATATCTTAGGTAAAGGATAAGTATGAACATTATTAAATTACAAGACATGCTTCGTGGTGTTGATGATAACGCTTTAATTAATTATGTTCAAAATCCTACTGGTCAAGTACCTAGCTATTTAGCATTAAGCGAATTACAAAGACGTAAAGAAGCACGAGATAACTACCAAGCAGCTAAACCAGAAGAAAAATCTGTTGCTGAAGATTTAACACAAACAGCTCAACCTCAAGGCGGCCTTGCGATGCTAGCTAAGAACCCTGACCTCTCTCCAGGTGCTCCTAGTGCGCAAGGTGTCGCCTCCCTACCTGTTGATGAAGGTATGTATCAAGAACAAAACTTTGCGGGTGGTGGCATTGTAGCGTTTGATGATGGCGGTGAAGTACAAAGATATGCAAGTAAAGGTCTAGTCAATCTAGCTCCTGATTATAGTGTGCCTGAGAAACCTGGATTTATGCAACGCTTCTTTGGTTCATCATCTAAAGAACTATTAGAACAAGAAAGACAAAGACTACTTAATAAGATTAAAGATCCTAAGAATCCTTATAATGATTTAGACTACCAACAATTACAAGAAGTTGAATCTAAGTTAGCAGGCAAGACACAGCCAGCAGGTGGTGCTATGACTGTTCAAGAAGGTAAAGCAATTCAAAAGAAATATGAAGCAGATTTATTAAAACCAAAAAATGAAACACCTCCTCCACCAGCAAAAGAAGAAACACCAAAACAAGAAAAACCTGTTAATCCTTATGATATTGGTATGGGTTTTAAACCAAGACCTGAAGATGATGCCGAAGCTAAAATGGAAAGATTTAATAAACTATATGGTGAAGATCCATCACAAAAAAGATTAACTGAGCGTTTAGCAAAAATGGAACAAAGAGCAGCAAAAGAAGAAGCTGAATCTCCATGGATGGCTATTACAAGAGCAGGACTTAAAACATTAGCAGGTACGTCTCCTTATGCAGCAGTTAATTTTGGTGCAGGTGCGGTAGAAGGTTTAGATTATTATGCAGCGGCTAAAGATAGATTATCTAAGATGGAAGAAAAACGTATGGACATCGATGCTAAACTTGCTGAAGCAGAAAGAGCTAAAAAACTTGCAGCAGTTCAATACGGTGTTGGTAGTGAAGAATATGCTAAGAAAGCTAACGATGAGTATCGTCTCAAAGAAATGCAATCTAGATATGAAGTTAAAAAATACGAAGAACTTAATCCTTATAAGATGTATGGACAAGTTGCAGAAATCCAAGCTAAACGTGAAGAAGCTCGTGCTAAAGCTTTAAAAGAAACTAAGTATAGAACAGCATCTCTGTATGCGGGTAAAACTATTACTAAAGATATGGACAAAGAAACACAACAAAAAATTAAAGATGCTAAAGAAACAATGAAAGAATTAGAAAGAAGCTTAGATGCACGATTCCCAGTGCCTGTGCTACCAGGTCAAACTCCTGTTTCTACTAATCCGGTAATGAAGTACGATCCGGCACTAAGAAAGGTCATGCCTTTTTAATCTAACATGGGACAAAGAGTAGATATACCCGGCGTTGGGATTGTAGAATTTCCTGACACGATGACAGAGGCTGATATTAATGCAGCCATTCAAAACGACATTCTAAAAACTCCTTCTACAGAGGGGTTACC